CTTGTGAGATTTGCGGCCCGTTAGATGGAACGGTGATTCCCCTGTCCCAATACGAACCGGGGGTAACAGTTCCACCCTTCCACCCGAATTGCCGGGGAACTACTTGCCCCTATTATGCAGATATGGACGGTGAGAGAGCCGCCCGAAACGCTGATGGGGAAGTTTACAATGTACCGGCTGACATGAAGTATTCCGATTGGAAGAAAGCCTTCGTGGGTGGTGGAACCAAAGACGGCTTAACCGTTGCCCTTTCAACGGAAGCATTTAATCAATTACGGTCTGAAGCCAAACAGAAACAAACAGAATTGACCGCCGCTTCCAGCGACCTTTCTTCTGTCAGAATAGAAAAGCGACTAGCTGAGTACGGTGGAGAGCAAGACAAGGTTGATCTGTTGAATGAAAAGGAAGCCGCCCTTCAGGAAAAAATCATTGGGTTACAGGATGATCTTGAAAAAATATTCAAAGATGCCGGGATTGAAAGTGATGTTGGGCAAAGGCTATTCACTTCCGATATCGACCACCTTTCTGTTGGAACCCTAAAAGAGAACTTGACCCCTGAAGAAATTATTGCTAAACTTGGTGGAGGGGATCAAACCAAAGGTTCCTGTTCTTCCTTGGCGTTTGCCTACGCTGGAAACCACAATGGGATTGATGTTATTGACTATCGGGGCGGAGAAAGTCAATCTTTCTTTTCTAGGAACAAAAACATTGTTGCCATTGCTAAACTTCCAGGGGTAAATAGTGTAATTGAAACTACCACGGATGATTTCAAAGGAACCACCACCCTTCTAAAAACAATGGTGGAAGATAAGTTGTATTACTTGGCAACAGGCCAACACGCCGCTATTGTTCGGAAAGTTTCGGACGGATATGAATATCTTGAACTTCAATCTGCCCGGAACAACGGGTTTTTCAAGCTAACAAATGACACCCTGAAACGGCGGTTTGGATGTAAACATTCTCATTCCCTCTATGGACATAAAATTACCTTGGAAAACGTGTTGATTGACGTTGATTCCCTGAACAAAAACCAAGAGTTTGAACAAATTCTTGGGTATTTGAACACGTCAGTTGATAAACAGATGAAAGGGATTTCTGGCAATGTTAAGTGACCGCTTTTACAAAGAAAACCCAAATGACCACATTTGGTGGGTTGATACTGCTGATGAAAGCAAAGGAGAACGCCTATTCAGTTTTGATAAGAAGAAGGTGTTTAACCTGTTTTCTGATTATCCCCACCAGTTGACCCCGGAACAGAAAGAAATTTTTGATCGGGAAAATCCCTATTGGGCCGATTTCTTTAAGGATCGGTAATAACATCATTGATTAGACCACCCCGGCCTTTGGGCCGGTGGTGGTTTTTTCATACCCTTTCGCCGTTTTCATGTGGTGGGCGGTAAACAGAACATGGAAGTCAAATTTCGTGGTTCCTACCCACGGTAAAAAAGGAATTTGAAATGGAGGTACGCTATGAACAAAGAAAGCCTGATGCAAATGGGCCTGACGGAAGAACAGGCCAACAAGGTAATGGAGGGCCTGAACGGTTCCTTCGTCACCAAGACCCGCTTCAACGAGGTCAACACCGAACTTCAGCAAGCCAAGGCCACGATCAAGGATCGTGACAGTCAGCTTGAAACGCTGAAGAAATCCACGGGTGATGTGGAAGCCCTGAAAAACCAGATTACGGAACTTCAGACCGCCAACACCCAAAAGGACGCTGACCACGCCGCCGAGATCAAGAAGATCAAGATTGACGGCGCAGTAGACAAGGCCCTTCAGGATGCCAAGGCAATCAATCCCGCCACCGTGAAGCCCCTGTTGGCCGCATTTCTGGAAAAGGCCAATCTTGCCGAGGATGGCACCATTTATGGCCTTGCGGAAGAAATCGGCAAGCTGTCTAAGGCGGAAGGCACCAGCTTTCTTTTCAGAGCCGATAACACCCCCACTACCCCCGCTGTGGCCGGTGCTTCCCCCGCTGGAAGCGTGACCACCAATCCTGACCCCAAGGTCAGCGGCTATGAAACCCGTTTGGCTGACGCAAGGAAGGCCGGTAATGCGGCCCTTGCGGTTGCAATCAAGCGTGAAGCCGCCGCCGATGGGGTGAACCTGTTCTAACCCTTAACCACAAATCACAGAGAAGAAAGGATGTTTGATTATGCCTAATGTTACTGGTATCGGCAACACTTTTAATCTGCCGAACTTCGCCGGTGACCTGTTCACCGCTTCCCCCACCCAGACCCCGTTCCTGTCTATGATCGGCGGCCTGTCCGGTGGTATGCGAACCGAAAACGATGAGTTCCCCACCGGTGTTCTGTATGAGTTCCCTGAAGCGGCTCAGCCTGAAATTTCTGAACAGGCTTCCCAGACCGCCCCGGAAGCAACTGCCCTGGTACGGGAGCAGAAGACCAACGTCACCCAGATTTTCCATGAAACTATCGCCGTCACCTATGCAAAGATGGCGAACCGTGGTAAGTTGTCCGGCCTGAACACCGCTGGTCAGAGCGCCAATCCCCCGTCTGAACTGGATTGGCAGATTTCCCAGCGCCTAAAGAAGATCGCCCGTGATGTGGAATACACCTTCCTGAATGGCACCTATGCCAAGGCCGGTACTGTGGCGGATGCCAATAAGACCCGTGGCCTGATGGAACTGTGTACCGGTGGAACCACTATTGCCGCTGGTTCTGCTGAACTGACCACCGACCTTCTGAAGCAGTTGTTCAAGGCTATGGCTGATGCCGGTGCGCCCTTCGGCAACATGGTTCTGTTCTGCGGTTCCACGCAGAAGCAGAAGATCACCACCCTGTATGAGAAGCAGGTGGGTTATAACACCCCGGCCACCCGTACCGTGGGCGGTATGAACATTCAGAAGCTGGAAACCGATTTCTTTGAAATGGGTATCTGCTATGACCCCTTCATGCCCAGTGATGCCATTTTGGTTGCGGATGTATCCGCTTGCGCCCCCGTGTTCCAGGATGTCCCCGGCAAGGGTGTTCTGTTCCTGGAGGATTTGGCAAAGGTGGGCGCTTCTGAGCGCAAGCAGATTTATGGTGAAATCGGCTTGGCCCACGGCCCCGCTTTCCTTCACGGTTCTATCACCGGCCTGACGGTGTAAGGAGGGCCAAACAATGTTCAAGATTTCCGGTAAACAGTATTTCGGCGCTGTGTGGCAGAACGGCAAGTGTATCGCCCATTTCAACCGGGGCGTTGCGCTGACCAACGATCCTGAAGCGGCCAAGGCCCTTGCTGATATGGGCTATGTTGTGGAAGGTGAAGCAGACGGGGCAGAACCCGCCGTGGAGCCTAAAACCACCGAGGATGCCGAAACCGAGGGGGGCGAACAGCCCCGGTGTTCGCCCCGCAAGAAAAGTGAGTGAGAAAGGCGGTGAATCCCCATGCTGGATGAAGTTGTCAATCTGCTGAAAGGCTTGGGGCTTGCTGTCGCCGCCGATGATTTCTTACTTGGGTTTGTGTTTCAGTCTGTTGAGGAACAGATTAAGAACGCAACCAATCAAGAGAAAGTCCCGGAAGGCTTACACCAAATAGCGGTTGAAATGACCGTTGGTAAGTATTTGGCCTTGAAGAAAGGTTCTGGACAGTTGGACGGGTTCACGATTGATCTTGATGCGGCTATCAAGCAGATTCAGGAAGGTGACACCAACATGACGTTTGCCATTGGTGAAGGGAGCCTGACACCGGAAGCCCGGTTGGATGCTCTAATCAATAGCCTTCTGACGGATCGAACCTCTGAATTTCTGAAGTACAGGCGGCTTTTATGGTGAGCCATAGAAGCGCCTTGGAACGGCTGTGGAAGGATCGGTGTTTTGTTTTTCATCAAGAAAAAGTCACCGACCCCGACACTAAGTTGACAGGTTTTCAGGAACAGCCGCTTCTTGAAGATTTGCCGTGTAAACTGTCCTTTGAAACCTTAACTTCAACTGACGGGGATCATGTCGCCGCCAAGTTCCAGAATGTTAAGCTGTTTGTTTCCTCTGATGTGGTAATCCCTTCGGGATGTAAAATCGTGATTCGCCGGTTCAACGATCTTGAACGGGAGTTCATTTTTTCCCATAGCGGGGAAGCCGGGGTATTCACCGATCACCAAGAAATCTATTTGGAGCCTTGGAAGGGTTGGGCCTGATGGCAAAACGATGGGGTAAGGCTGATTTCTGGGAGCTAAAAGCCCTGGAACAGCGAATTGACAAGATGGAAAAGGCAGACCATGACCGCCTTTGTCGAGACACCGCCAACCAACTAGCCGGTATGTTATTGGCAAAAGTCAAGAAGCGAACGCCGGTTGGTGTTCCCCCTAAAGACCTGTCCGATAATAAGAAGACCACAGTCACCGTTACAGGTGCAAGCGGCAAAAAACAGAAGGTGTTGAGCCGTGAAGCCAGTATCTATCAGCAGTATTGGGCGGGTTATACCGGGGGAACCTTGCGGGATTCGTGGGCTATCCTTCCCATTGAACAGCGGGGCAATGAATATGTGGTTACGATCATAAATCCCACAGAGTACGCAAGCTATGTGGAATATGGACACCGGCAAAGGCCGGGGCGCTATGTTCCGGCTTTGGGAAAGCGCCTGAAAGCCAGTTGGGTGAAAGGGCGCTTCATGCTGACCATTTCCATTCAGGAATTGGAAAGTCAACTTCCGGGGGTTCTGGAACGGAACCTGTATAACTTTCTGAAAGAGGTGTTCTAGTGATTCATGAAATCATTGTTGGGATTTCCCAAAAGCTGAACGCCGCTTTTGGGGATGGCTATGAAGTCTATGAAGACGATGTAGCCCAAGGGTTGGAAGAACCATGCTTTTTCATTTCCGTTCTAAAACCGGAACATTCCCCGTTGCTTGGCACCCGTGGAATTAGACGGAACCCATTTGACATTCAATATTTCCCCAAAGAAAGCGGGAGCAACACCGAATTATATTCTGTGGCGGAACGGCTGATGTATGTGATGGAGTACATTACTCTTTCCGATGGCCTACCGTTACGGGGAACGTCCATGAACTATGAAGTCATTGACGGGGTTTTACATTTCTTCGTGAATTTCAACCTGATTGTGATTCAGCCCACAGAGGAAAATCCGATGGAAACGCTGACAACCAATGTTGGTACAAAGAAAGGGTGATTTTATGGCTACCAGCAAGAAAGAATCTGCTGAAACCACCCAGGCCGCTAACACCGGCCCGGTCACTTTCAGCAAGAGCCACATTCTGACCTTCAAACGCTACGCCAATCGGCGTGATCTGCTGTCCGTCCTTCTAGAAGAAGATCAGAGATACACAATGGAACAGGTGGACGGCCTGATCCAGAAATTCCTGACACCGAAAGGAAAGGTGAAGTAATATGGCGTTAGGTGGTGGAACTTTCTTAGTTCAGAATAAGATTCTTCCCGGTGCATACATCAACTTCGTTTCTGTGGCCTATGCCAGCGCCACCCTATCTGATCGGGGCTATGCTACGATTGCCCTTGATATGGATTGGGGGCCTGAAGGCCAAGTGTTCACCGTGGAACTGGCTGACTTCCTGAAGAACAGCCAGAAAATTTTCGGCTATGCGTACACGGCGGAAGCCCTGAAGCCTATGCGTGAGATTTTCGCCCATGCCAAGACGGTCTATTTCTACCGGCTGAATATGGGTGGAAAGAAAGCGGCCAATGAGTTCGCTACCGCCAAGTATCCCGGCAAGCGGGGGAATGATCTTCGTGTGGTCATTGAAGCCAATGAGAACAGTTCCGAGACGGTTCCCCTGTTTGATGTGGGAACCTACCTGAACACCGTCCAAGTGGACTATCAGGAAGCAATTTCCGCCGTGACCGACCTGGAAGATAACGACTTCGTAACCTGGAACAAGGATATGGAGTTGTCCCTTACCGCTACGATGCCGTTATCTGGCGGCGAAAACGGTGAAGTGGAGGACGTGGCCCACCAAAACTATCTTGACGCTATGGAGGGCTACACCTACAACGCTATGGGTTGTACTTCTACCGATAAGACCATTAAGTCCCTGTATGTTGCCTATAACAAGCGTATGCGGGACGATGTGGGCAAGAAATGTCAGGTGGTGGTATCCAACCACCTTGCCGACTATGAGGGCGTTGTAAGCGTCAAAAACGGCCTTGTGGGTGAAAAGGAAGAAAGCGCCGCCCTGGTTGCCTGGACAACGGGCGTGGTTGCAGGCACCGCCGTCAATAAGTCTGCTACCAATATGACCTATGACGGCGAATATTCCATTGATACCAGCTACACCCAGACCCAGCTTGAAAATGGTATCAAGGAAGGCTCCTGGATGTTCCATGTGGTTGATGACAACGTTGTGGTTCTGGAGGATATCAACACCTTCATTTCCATTACGGATGAAAAGTCCAGCGACTTTTCCAGCAATCAGACAATCCGGGTTCTGGATCAGATCGCCAATGACATTGCCGTCCTGTTCGCCAAGAAGTACATTGGCAAGGTTGCCAATGATGAATCGGGCCGGTTGAGCCTGTGGCGTGACATTACCAAGCACCATACCGAGTTACAGACAATCCGGGCCATTGAGAACTTCAGCCCGGACGATGTAACGGTGGAAAAGGGGGACACCAAGAAATCTGTTGTGGTGACAGACTACGTTTCCCCGGTCAACGCTATGGCCCAACTGTATATGACGGTTTGGGTTCAGTAAGAAAGGGGTGAATAAACG